CCCTGACGACTTTACAATTGTTCTGTCTAAGGGCGATTTTGTTCATAAAATCACAGGATTCGCTGACGGTACTTTCATCGGCATGGAACGTGTTGTTCCCACATCTGAACCTTATCAGGGTGTTGGAGACAGCGCATTCGCACGGACTAAGCGTCGTGTGACAGCAATGAATGTCACCATCTCTTTGCACCAAGCTAGTCCATCAAACTACGTTCTGCAAAAGTTGCAAGACGCTGATGCCGCTGACTCGCAAAGTAACCAGTGGGTGTTTAACTGTACTATCAAAGACCTTTCTGGTCAAACCGTAATGTCCACTGCTAACGCAATCATTATGGCTCCTCCGACTGTAGACTTCTCCACTACCATTGAAACCCGCGACTGGGGTATCTTCATGTTTGGTAGTGACCTGCAAATTGGCGGCAACATGCCGCTGTCTGAGCAAGAAGTTCAATCTGTTGAAGCTCTGGGCTACACAGTTGAAGATCGCTGGAAAGCAGAAAATCAGTAATTTGAAATAAGGAGGGGAAGGGAAGAAATAGCTGTTATGGTTATCTTCCCTCCTCCTTTTTCTTTCTTTAAGGAGGAGTAAGGGACTTGACTGGAATTGCAAACTATGCACCAGATGAGGTGAATGTACTTGTTGCAGGTATTATCCCTATCTCTGGATTTACTAACGGATCATTCATCCGTATTAACAAAATGATGCAACCGTTTGAGTCAAGACGTACTGCCGATGGTAGAGTTATGCGTTTATACAATCGGGATGCAACATACGAGGTAGCTCTCACCCTTCACTCCGCTTCTCCTTCAAATGATGTACTGACTAAGTTGTGGCAGTTGGATGAGATTACACAGAAGGGTAAGTTTCCTCTCCTGATTAAAGATCAGAGTGGTAGTGATTTGTTCTTCTCTACAACAACTTGGATTGAACAAGTTCCTGTGATGGATAAAGACGTTACTATCAATGATAAGATTTGGGTACTGAAGAGTAGTCAAGCCTTTATCAACATTGGTGGTAATGCGAGTGCGAGTAGTTTGATTCAGGATTTGATTAACACCGCTACTTCTGCACTACCGACACTTGAGGGTATCTTATGAACGAGATGACAGTTGATACCTACAGCCCAAGTGATGTTAAGTTATCTTTTGGTGGTTATACGATTGTTGGTTGGGAAGAGATTAGTATTGAAAGACGTTCTCCGTCATTTATTCCTGTTGCAGGCATTCGTGGTAAGCATACTAGAGTGGCAACACAAGATACAGCAGCTACCATCTCAATCAGCTTACTTCAAACATCCCCTTCAAACGATATTCTTTCTGAAGTACACAGACAAGACATTATCAATGGAACAGGGAGATTGACACTGACACTTAAAGACTACTCTGGTAGAAGTGTATTCAGTAGTGATGAAGCCTATATTCTAGGATACCCCGCTGCCGGATATTCAAGTGGTTTTGAGTATAGAGTGTGGAGTGTGTTTTGTCAAACTACTTCCAACTACAAAGTTGGTGGTAATACTAGACCAGAGACTTCTTTGGTTGATTCTATTATCAATGGTGTACGAGGCATCAGCGGTAATATATTTTGATTCTTATTTTCTTCTTACTAACTGAGGTATTATACAATGGCTAAAATTGATCTGAGCAATGTTGCTCTTCCGCAAGAAGAGGTGGTGGTGGATGAAGTTACTTATCTACTGACTGCACTCCCTGCAACTAAAGGTCTTGAGTTTCTTGAGAAGTATCAAGAACAACTTGATTCCGGTAAACCTGATCTTTCAGTGATGAAACAGATTATTTGTCTGTCTGCCACTAAAGACGGTAAGATTATTTCAGACAAGGCTAGTTCTAGTGGCCTGTCTTTTGATATTTTGTTTGCTCGTAAACTTGCTCACATGCGTAACCTGTTTACTGCTATTCTGGAGTATAACTTCGGGGATGTTTTCAACGAACCCGTTACCGAAGAAGAGTAAAAGAAGGTAGCGGGGAGAGTGGGTGGAAGAATCCTGTAGAGAAAGAAGTAGAGGAAAAGTTCTCACTTCCTTGGGAAATCTACAGAGTGTCCACACATGAGTTAGGCGGGATACACCTTATAGCTGAGATGGAAAACAAATACTCTTTGAGACAACTCTATGACATGCTTGAAGTGCTAGATGCACATGATGCCTTGAAGGAAGTTGCTTACGAAAGAGCTGAAGCAGAGGCGAAGAAAGCAAATAACAAGTAAGGTATAATAGATGACAGTAATTGCAGAGTTTTTTGCAACCCTTGGCTTTAAGGTTGACCAGAAAGAAGTAGCAAAAGTAGATAAGTTCCTCAACTCTACAGAAAAGAGTATGAAGGGACAGGCTAAAGCTGGGAAGCAGGCTGTAACTGCCCAAAAAGAAGTGGTTAAGACTACTAACCAAATGGTTAAGAGTCAAGAGAGTTTGAGGCGAGCGGAAGGTAAGCGGTTTCTTCAAACCGAAAGGATGCAGAAGCGGATAAACAGACTTTTCCCTTCAATGGGTAGAGGTCCATTAGCTGCTAGAAGCCCTGATAGGAAAATAATCACTTCTATGTACGGAGGCATGTTTAACCAAGCTGCCGCTGGAAGGATTGGGGTGAGGAACCCCGTTGCCGCTGAGGCTAAAGCTTTACAACGTCTAGGCATGAACAGCCCAGCTTTTGCTCCAATGGGGGCAAGGTTGCAAGCCTTCCGACAACAGAAGATGTTGGGTGCAGAAACAGGGGCGCTTGGTAGATTAGGTGAGAACAACCCTAGATTCAAACCTACAGGCTCTGCCTTCCGAATGTATGACGAGAGGCTTAGTGCTGCTGTAACACGAGGTAGGGCTTCAGCCGCAACTAGGGTTGCACAGGCAACTAAAGCAGACCCCTCTGTAAGTAGAAAGTCTACAGGAAATCGTGAAGTTGAAGTGGAGCGTAGGAAACTAGCTTTGTTACAACGAGGCGAAGAGACAGAAAAGCGTATCCTAGAAATGCGTAGAAGGGCTGCTGTTATTCAAGAACGAACATCCCGAAGAATGGGGGCGATGGGTGCTGGTGGTCAAAGAGTCATGTCCGCAGTGAACATTGGTGGTTCTAGTGGTAGTACGTTCTTAGCGTCTGGTGGTAGAAGTGGTGCTAGTTATGGCAGAGCTAACTACCTACATGCCGGTGGTGCTGCTGGTGCTATTATGAGGTATGGTGTTGACTCCCTCCCCTTCATTGGTGGTGCTATGGGTTTATCAGCCCTTAACCGAGCAAACCAAGAAGTGAGGTCTGCTGAACTTACTACACAGGCTGTAACTGAGGCTGCTGGATTGTATGGGCAAGGCCCGCAAGCCTATGAATGGTTGAGAAGTCTTGCGTCAGAAGTTGGCATGAATTACATGGATTCAGCCCAAGACTACAACTCGTTCCTCTCTAACGCTCTTGGTGCTGGTGTAAGTCTTGGTGGTTCTCAAGATGTGTTTCAAGGGATGGTGGAATACAGTACAGCAATGGGTATCACCCCATACCGTAGAAAACTTGTACTTAACGCCTTATCTCAGATGTTCGGTAAAGGTCAAGTACAAGCCGAAGAGCTTAACTTTAGGCTCGCTGCTTAGAAATAAGCAGACGAATGAATCTCTTTAATTGCTGGAAACTCTCGTAGGTGTTGACTACCGCAGCAGATAGTAATATACTGCGTAGCAGATGGGGTAACTCCCGTTGGATGGTAAAAATGTCAACAATAGAGACAATCAGCAGCTAAGAATCTTAGAAGCTCCAGAAATCAGTATGGAGGTATTATGAAAGAAATAAAAGTTATAAAAAATTTAGAAGTTTCTAGGTCGTCAAGGTGGCCTAATTATGGGGTTAGTAAGTGCGGACGTGCTTTTAGGTGGGATAGTGAGAAAGAAATGAAGGTTGGTTTGCTGACAGCAGGCGACTATCCTGTGTTTCGAGTGAGCCATAACTGTAAAGCCTCTTGGGCTTGCATACACTATGCTATTATGGATTGTTGGGAGGACAACCCAAACCCAGAACTCTACATCGAAGTCAACCATAAGAATGGTGATAAGATGGACTATAACTATAGTAATTTGGAGTGGTCAACAAAGTCACAAAATCAGAGGCATGCGATTGAGACTGGGTTGAAAGGCAGAGGTGAAAAACTCTACAATGCTACAGTTAAAGACGATCTTGTTCATATTATTTGTCAAGAACTTCAAGAAGGCTGCTTCCCAAAAGACTTGGCTGACAAGCATTGTCTATCCGTAGATGTAATCCGAAAGATCAAAGATGGGAGCACCTATTTCCACATTAGGAGTCTATATCCAATTGATCATAAATATAAACACGACTTTTCTGAAAGTACAGTAAGATGGGTCTGTGAGAGAATTTTAGAAGGTTATGCTGATCAGGCTATCTCTAAACTTTCAACTAATTCTAACCTCACAACGATTGATATTAAACGTATCCGTAATAAGATACGGTATCGTACAATAAGCGACAATTATTTCTAAGATTAAAGTTCAACGACTAGCCGAAAGGCGTACACTACAAGCGATAGGTAGTGGAAATAGGAGACACCTTAACATTGAGTTGAAGGTGAAGATATAGTCTGATCTGCACAGAGATGTGCAGCAGGAACTCTAAGTTCCGGGGGAGGTTTAGCGAGCCTCCTTGAACATAATGTAGAAGGCAAATGAGCGAGTCGATGCCCGGTACAATGCCTACCTTCGCGGAAGCATTACAAAGGATGAGGGGGACTAACCTCACCGGGCAGGCTGCAATGGAAGCATTGTATGAAACCCTTGTTCCGGGTAGGAACATCAACACTGCTGAGTTAGCTCCCTTCCTTGCTGAAGTGTTGAAAGAAAGGGCTGCTCCCAAGTTAGGCATTATGAAAACAATGTCTATGGCTGAACAAGGAAGGTTTGGGTCGGTATCAGCAGACATGATTAGGGTCGCTTCTGAATCTGGTTTGGAAGAAGGGTTGGCTAGATTCTGGCGAACCGTGACAGACGTATTGAAGAACAGCGAACCGACTATCAAAATGGTGGCTAGTCTGTTCAACAACCTCACTCGTGTAATGCAACCCTTTGCTTACATGCTTGAGAGAGTGAATGCTCTTGTTGCACAACTTCAGTTCTCTATGACAGATAGCCAGAAGAGTTTAGCACAGTTTGCAGCAGCAGGTGCTCTTATCTCAACTAAATGGGGTAGGGTGTTTGCTGTTTTCACAGGTCTTTTCATCATTCTGGAAGACTTAGCTATGGGGGTTTCTGGAGACGGTGAGTCTGTAACGGGGTCTTTCTTTGACTGGATTGGTGAGAAAGGTATTGCCGATCTAGGAGCTTTTGAAAAGGCTGTGTTCGGGGTAGTCACAGCACTTGGCGCTTTAGCCGCTGCAAAGATGACCCTTGGTTGGCCGGGTGGTGGTAAACCTGCCGGTCCCGGTGTTCCGGGTGGAAGACCTACTAGTTCTGTTGGTGGGGGTGTGGTAAAAACAGCCGGGCTTGGGGCTTTACTGACACTGGGTGGGTTGGCTGCACACGATGCTCACAGCGTTTATAAAGAGGTGGGGTTTGTCGAAGGTGTTAAAAACTCTACAATCCTCGATGTACCTGTCATGCGTGGTGAGTACGATGGTCCTGAAAAAGTCCCCGGATTTAACATGGCTGTACAAGACGTGTTTCGTAAATACATACTCGGTAACCCCGGTGGAGTGTTTGCTCAACCTCTTACTTCCGAGGTAAATGTAAACGTCACTGTAGATGTTGCCACTATTGCTGAACTTGAGACAGAGATGCAAGGTGTTATGACAAGAGTGTTTGAAGGTGCTATCTCTGGATTACCAAGGAGTGAATAATGACATTAGCAATTAAATGGGGTGAGGATGTTGAAAGCTCCGGCTTCATTTTCTTTGATGCTGTTACAGCTTACTCCAAGAACTATACGGGGACAGTTACTAAACACCCTATTGATCGTGGTGGCAGTATTGTAGACCATTTTGTTCAGGAGAACCCCCGTATTACACTTACGGGGGTAATCACTGGAGTTGATGTTGCTACAGGTAGTTTCACTATCACGGATGACGAGGGCAATCAACCTCTCAACGTAAGACCTGCTCCATCTCCTGTCACTATTGCTTCCACAAACAACTCTCTTATATCTAGAGTGATTCCAAGTAGCATTGGACAATTTCTTTCGGAAGATGAGCCTGAAGTGTTTATGGATGGTGCTAGAGGTACAGTGATTGCCCAGATCGAAGACCTCCTCACTTCGTTGGTTTATTCCAATGCAAACACTGGTCTTGAGTTTGTCACTCTGTATGAGTATGAAGGTAGTATCATAAGTCGTGCTCTTGACCAACTGATTATCACAGGCTTGAAGTTTGATGAGAGTCCTGATAATGGCAGGGGTTTATATTGTGACATCACCTTCGAGAGAGTGAATACTACTACAGTATCACTTGCCCCCCTTCCAGACGACATTGTTGCAGCTCTCAGAGCACAAGCGGCAGGTGAAGCATCCCAAGGTAGGGTTGATAGTACCGAAGAGAACGCGGAGGATGGTGAGTCTGAAGAAGCTGAGAAAGCATCTACATTGTATCAAGGTGGTGGTAAGTTATTCAGAACTATTATCGACGTAGCCACAGGAGCAGAATAGATGGTAGAAGCACTACAAGGGAAGTTAGTACCTCTCCCCCTTTACGACCTTCCAGACTACTCCTACTCTTGTTCACTTCAAGGAGAGTCATACATTCTCCGTTTCATCTATAACACACGGATGAAACTTTACACTCTCTACCTATACGATTTGGACAGAACACCAATCATTGAAGGTGTTGCTCTGGTTCCTAATTATCCTGTCATGGCTGACTACGCTATTTCAGGATTGACAGGTAGATTCATTATGTTTCCAAAAGAAGACATTGAATCTCTCCCCTACCAACAGTATCCAGAATCCCTATCTAAATACTACTATCTTATCTATTTCCATAAGGACACTTGATGCGTCAGATCAACCGTAAATACCAGCTAGAAGTGGGTGACACTCGTACCTCTTCAGGTATTGTGGTTACTGACCTCCAAGTGTCATTCAACATCACTAAGACAAGCAGCAATACAGAGAACCCCAATCATGGAAGTATTGATATTGTAAACTTGTCAGATGACAGTCTTAGACGGATAGACGTAGACTACCCTGCTTGCAGGTTGAAGGTTGCTTATGGAGATGAACCTCTTAAAACCCTTTGGGTGGGAGAAGTAATCTCTGTAAGTACAAGAAAGCAGGGAACAGAGAGAGTTACCACTCTTGGTCTAGGGGATAGCTACACATCTCTCAACCACAAGATTGTATCAGCTTTAGTGGCTCCGGGGGCTACAGTACGCGATGCTGTAGAGAGAGTTCGTAGGGAATTAACACCCAATAAAGGCGTTTACAACGGAACCCGTATCAACCTACCTCTTACCTACGGATACCCACTTCAAGGCACTCCTAGAGCGATGTTAAATGAGATTGCAGAGAAGTATTTGCTTGAGTGGCAACTAGATGATGGTGTGTTGTATGTCCACGATAAAGAAGTGGCTAACAACAATTCATTCCAAGCTGCTTATCAGATTACTCCTGAAACAGGGTTGGTTGAGAGTGCTTACCGCACGTCTGGTGATAATAGGTTGTCTTCTGAAGATGAAAGTAAGAAGCAATCTGCACAATGGACAATGTTGTTGAATCCAGATGTAGAGGCAGGGAGTATTGTCTATTTGAGAGATACACTGACAGATGGCTATTACAAACTAACTGAAGTGAGACATACGGGTGGTTATCGTGACACCAACTGGTACACGGAATGTAAAGCAGAAGCTATTGAGAGGGTGAAACGGTGATTAGATCAGGTACGTTTGAAGAGGCTGTGTTTGCAGCTATTGAGAACTACATGGGGAATGTCTACACAGCTATCCCTTGTCGTGTTATCGCTGTTCGTACATCTCAATCAGGGGCTATGGTGGATATTCAACCCACTATCAACCAACGGTTTAGAGATGGCAGCACAAGCCCTCGTTCTCCTATTCTTGGTGTTCCAGTATCCTTCCCTGTCAGCAGCAATGCCGGTGTTATCTTCCCCGTAGGGATTGGTACTACAGGGTTGGCTGTATTCTCAATGAGAAGTATGGATAGTTGGAAAGGTGGTGATGGAGGTAATAGCACTCCTACCAACTTTGCTAAGTTTGATAAGTCTGATGCTGTGTTCTTTCCCGGTATCCAACCCCCGAGAGAGTTTGTAGGTATTCCTTCTAAACACGCTTTTGGTAGGAACTTAGCTGATGTTGTTGTGTTCAACAATCTTGGTAGTGGACAAGAGAACGAGATTCGTCTTGCCCCAAACGGTAATGTGGCAATCAATACAAACCAAGATGTGAACATCAATTGTGCTAACTTCAATGTAAACGCCAGTGGTGCTAACTTCAACATAGGTAATACAAGTTGGAGCGGTGATTATTCGGGAAGTGGTACATTCACTTTCAATGGGGTTGTGTTTGAAACTCACGTTCACGGGACAAGCCCACCGCCCAGCAACTAAGGAGATTTATGGACATTTTACTAGATTTAGACCCTATATCTCCTAATTTTGGGGATGCTAAATACAAGAACGGAATTCTTACACCTTCGGATGTAACAGGGCCACCAAAGCAAACTGTTGCTCAAAGACTTCGTATCAGACTTCTTACATTTAGAGGTGAATGGGAGTTGAACACTGGATACGGTGTTCCCTATTGGCAACGTATTCTCGGACAGAAACCAACAAAGTCCACTGTAGATCAAATCCTACAGCAAGAGATATTAAAAGAACAAGGAGTGAAAGAGATTACATCTTTTACCTCCACCTTCCAGAACAGAGTTTATAAAGCAGAGTTTAGAGTTAGAGTTCTTAATGGTGAAGAGACAGACACCATCTCAATAACACCTCTGGTATGATAGGAAAAGATTGATGGCAAACTACGGTGTAACAGAACAAGGCTTTAGATTAAAGCGACTAAACGATATTCTTCAAGAGCAAAGACAAAGAGCTGTACAGATGTTCCAAGACCTTGTACCACCAGACGATGTAGTTGATACATCTGATAGTAGTTTGCTTGGTCGTCTTATCTCTCTTGATTCGGTAGGAGATGCAGACCTTTGGGAAGTTGCTCAACAATGCTGGAGTGCATTTGACCCAAACTCTGCCACAGGCATCTCACTAGACAACCTCGTTCAATATGGTGGTATTGCACGTTTCCCAGCCGCTGCTAGTAAAGCTACAGCTTTGTTTGCTGGTGATAATGGTACACTGATTGCCGGTGGAAGTGTAGTACGTTCTTTAGACAATAATGAATTTTCTGTAAGTGGCAGTGTTGCTCTATCCCCCTCACAGTCTGCTGGCATCACTCTGACAGTCTCTGTAGTGGCTAACACAACGCT